GCAGTTCCTCCAAAATCATAAGTACCTTCAGAAACAATCCCACCAAAGTCATCTAATGAACCAACAGCATCAAAATCTGTGATGTCATCAAAATTACCTCCACCAACTAGATTTAGCGTATTTGTAGTTGCATCAAAAGCAACATTAGTTTTTGTTCCCTGGAATTTAGGACTATCAGTATCTTCTCTTCTTGTTTGTGTAACAAGTGGGGCTTGATTATCAGGCAAGTCAAGAATTACACTTGTTTCTCCTGCACAGAATCTACCGCCATCATCTTGGAATTTTAAAATATATTCGCCTTCAAGATATGGAACTTCTGCTGTTGTTGTATTACCAGCTAACGCTTGAATCAAGTCAGTACTATTAGTAAACGTACCATTGCCATTAGTTAAAGGAGAATGTCTGACATATACTCTACCTCCATGAGTAACATCTAAATCTGTAGATAAATTCCAACGTAATCTTACTAATTTTTCATTTATTGGTTCGGCAGATAATCCAGTAACATTTGATGGTAATGCAGTTTTACCAACAGCAAAGAAAGTTAAATCAGCAGAAGTCGCACTTGTCTGTAATGCAGCGTTATAACTGAATACTTGAAACTCATACGTTCCAATATCAGTATTGAATATCTCAAAGTCAGGAGAAGAAACTGTGTTAGAAATAAAATTGCCATTATTAAATCTATAATTAACCTGATACTGCGTAACACCGACTATAGGTTGCCAACTGACGATAAGTTTAGATACTGCCTGATTATTTATTTCAACTATCTTTTCTTCAGCCTGTAAAGCAGTAGGAGGGTCTTTGAGAGCATTTAGTACCGATACTGTTCTTGTTGGTAAAGTCGCACCATCTTCAATAAATGCGTACTTTTCGTTTACATAAGATAAAGCTGTAATTGCATAATTTATTCCATCAGATTCTTCTACTGTTATTACTCTGAATTTCTGAGCTTGAACTGTATCATCTTGCAGTAACCAAACTGTATTAGCATTCGGAGTTTGAGAGAAAGCAGAAGATACTGTTATAACTGCACCTGAGACACTTGATACTGACTTACTTTCAACAGTTCCATCAGGCAATATCACACTTAATGTTGGATTATTTGTTGTTGGCAAATCGGTTGCAGCAGAGTCATCTACAGTTATTTGGGTCGTTGTAGCTGAACTTATCCTTCCACCTCTTCTAAGACCAGAACGAACAGGATCAGCTATTTCTATAACAGCACCAGGTCTGACAACGACACCAGAATCTATTGAAGTTGCAAACCCAACAACTTCACTTTCATTTTGTTCAGTAAATAAAATAGCTTTTGCTAATCTTCTGGCTTGACCTCTTGATGTACACGCAAAACCTTTTACCTGTTTTATAATTACTCCAAACTTTGCTATAGCAGCAGCATCTTCATAAACCTCATAATCTATCTCTCTACTATCCATATTGAAGTAAGAAACAGAAATTACAGTATTTCTTGTTTTTAATCCGCTTCCTGAGTAACTAAAACCTTCTTCAGTTACATTGGCTAAATTAAATAGATAACTTGCATCTTTTGGACTATCTTGTGCGAGAAGAATACTACCAGCAGACCATATTGGCATACATCTCATTACACCTGCTAACTCATTTATTAGGTCAAATGCTTCACTAGATGATTGAATATTTACGTTACAACTGAATCTAGCTTCCTGTCCTCCAAATCCATCATCAACAAGAGTATTAGCAAATTTACTAGCAGTTACAAAAGAAAAAAGATCAAGAGAACTATCAGTTATATGATTACCAAATCCATATCTAGTATCTGTAAGAAGATCAAGTAACACCATGGCAGGGCATGAGCACCATTGAGCGGCCCCCATAACTCCATTAAAAATATATCCATCGGGATAAATGATACGACCAGTTGTACTATCAACAGTGGGAGTGCCAGAACTATTTGCACCTGCACCAGGAATCCTTACTTTTATTCCTCTGATACGATATTTTCTGCTAGGTATTGATTGAAACTGCATAGAGTCCAATCGAACAGAAGCATAAGCACTATTGGCATAAGTATTAGAATCATCAATAATTTCTCCAATACTTGTCCATTGAAATGCGTCTTGTAAACTTGAATCTGAACTATCAGCAGTAACTCTGGTAACTCTTATATCAACAGGAAAAGCACCCGTAAGATTTATTCTGTAATCTCTTTGGTACGCATCAGCAGTTCTTCCTGTAATTGTGTCAGAAATAATATCAGTGAAACCACCAGAATTGTATTGAACAGCAATTTTTAATGAAACAGATGAACCAAGTAAATCTCCTTTATCTGTTGCTTTTTGTATTTGAGGAAAAGTTATTGTAATATTTGCAGCATCAACATTTGAGTTCGTAATCTGTCTAGTAACAGGAGAAGATTGAGTTACAACTACTCCAACTGCTGTAACAGAAGAACTACTTTCAATACCTTCAACTTTTGTTTGGCCTGATGTTCCAAATCTAGGATTGAATGTTACATCTTGAAAGTTAAAATCAGTTGTAGCTGGAGATGCAGAATTAGCTGTTGCTTTTAAGACAGGAGTATCATTTAAAAATACATCTTTTAATGCAGCATTATTATATGCAGATGTTCCTTTTGTAAGTCCTTCTTTTGATGCTGTAGCAAAACCCTCTATCTCTCCTTCTGAAATAAGATCAAGGAAAGTGGCAAACTGCCTACTATGTAAAGTATCAGGAGTTCTTGTCGGTTGAGGGGGAGGTGGAGGACTACCGCCACCAGAACCAATGATATTTTTTGGTGCGTCTGTCATGCCTGTACCTGCTGAGTATCAATCGCACCACTTATAACAACTGATCCTGTAACTATCTCTCCATAAACTATTGGAACTGGAGTACCTGCCCTTGATGTATTTTGAGTACCAGAGAAACTAAATGATAATTGTGGATCTTGTTCTGACTTAAATTCTTTTGGTTTTGGCATAGGAAACAACATTTCACTTACACCCATAATTGCCAAACTAGCACCAAGATAAACCATACTTTTTGCTATAAATCCACCACTTAATCCCGCTTCTAATGTAAATTTAGCAGCACCACCGGGTATGCTTGCAGGGAGAAAAAAAGCACCTGCAATAAGAGCAGCACCTAATAATATTTTTCCAAAACCTCTACCAGCACCACTAATAACAGGAACAATATGTATATCTTCCTGTCCTATTGGATGGTGTATTTCATCTTTATTTACTGCATAATTACCAACTTTTACTTGATAATGTTGAGGATTCATATATTTTTCTACTTGCGGAAAATTATTAACAAGAAAACTAACTGCTTTTGCCAGACTATCTACCTGTATTTCAAACTCTTTATGGCCTACAAATTCTGCAAGCTCGCCATATAATTTTAATTTACGCAACATAACGATACCTACCTCCTGTGCATTTTAACAACCATTGAGAATAAGGCTCTCTACAAGATAGTCTATCGGTTAAATGATGTAAAACATCCCCATCTAAGAAAATAGCTACATGATTTAAACCAGGAGATCCAATAGACATCAATAACGCATCGCCATTCATTGTTTTCTCATCTGGTCTAAGTTCTCTAAAACCAGTTCTCCAAGCACAGGTTTCAAACAAGGGATTGAGAATAAACTCTTCTGGTGTTGTAGGTCTTTCCCAATCTTTTAATTCAATACCTTTTTCTTCTTTATACCAATCTTTTACTAAACTCCAACAATCAGTTACACCCCAAACCCAAGGTCTACCTAATAAAGGTGGCTTAAATCCACAAGGCTCACAATATCCCCATTGTTCTGTTTTTGGATTAACAATATGCCATGGAAGATTACTTCGCTCACAACTAATTTTATCTGCCTGACTGGGAACAGGTGGTGTTACAGGATGACTATGAATAACTGCTGTAATTTCTCCTGTATTATCTGCTTTTATATAATCTTCTGGATCAATAATAAAACATTGATGATCTGTCATTGAAAGATTACGGCAAGGATAGTATCTTTCTTTTCCTCGAATATTCAATAATAAACCACAAGACTCTTTAGGATCTTGGTCTTTCGCATGAACAAGTGCTTCTTCTTTCCAACTCATGCTATGAACGTACCAATCGAAGGAAACTCTGTTCTAGTGCATTGTCTTTTTGGTGCTCTTATACCAGCAAGATCAAAAACAGCAGCTAATTCAAATTGTACAACTTCTCTATTCTCTGATGATTTTCTATCAATTTTATATATTTCCTGTGGAAACTCTGCTGTAGGATCTGGTGTACCTAATGGATTCACCTGTTGAGTTGTAGTGGTTGTAGTATCTTGAGTCGTTGTATTTGGATCGTTCATCGTAATTGTATTACCCATTCCATTTCCATGAACTGTACAATAGTATCTCAAATCATTTGGAGCAGAAGGATATGCTGGTTGGTAAGTTACTGTAGCTCCCGCATTTCCAGCAGTTCCAGATACAGTTGTTGTCTGTGCTCCTCCTGCATCAGATTTTATTGCTAAAGGATGTCCACTGTTTGAAGAATCTGATTGGTCAAAAATATATGTAGATCCTCTTTTCATTGTGATAACAGGATTATTTACACCATTAATTCTAAAAATATTGCCACTGCCAGGATTATAAACAGTGACAGTATAAGTTACAGTTTCAGCGTCAGCAGGATCGGCAATCGTTTCCGTGGTTGTAGTGCTGGTAGTAGTTATAGGAAAGTTAACAGCATCAAGATAACGTGCCAAGGTTCTAATCCTCGTCACAGTAGCTCCTGTTAAATCATTTCCTGTTGTTACCTGATTAACATTTAACAAAATAGCTGTGATAGTTCCAAGAGCATTACTGATAGTCAAAGTAGGTCTGGGAAGTTGACCTTTTTGAAAAGCAAAACCTTCTGCCTGTATTGGCATTTTTAAATATTGATTACCAGCCCAAATAATATCTCCGTTAGCATTTAAACTCGTTCCATTATGAAATCTATAAGTCTGAGTAGAACCATGCAAAGTTGCATCAGTTGTTAATGTAAATAATTCAATTATTGCTGAAGGATTGATCTTTTGTAGATCAGTAATAATCGGAGCAGTACTCATGGTTCAAATACTTCTCTAAATGTTGCCTGTATTGTAGCTCTATTGTTATATGGTATTGATTTATTCCATGCTTCGCAAACAAATTTTTGTGCAGTAGCTTCTCCAGGTGCAGTAAAATCAAAGCTATCACTGTCGTTTGCACGGGCATCAAGGAAGGTTTCTATTTCATCTGCTTCCACTTCAGAGACATTAAAAGTAAAATTATAAATCTTTGGATTTTGATGCTCTGCTAATCCAAATAATATTCTATGTTCAAACCCATCGGCAAAACGAATAGTTCTAGTATTTGGTGCGGATCTTTTTTGTTGTCCGTATGTAGGTTTTATTGAAGGAAACGTAGCCATTATGCAAGCATACCTCCTGGTCGTTTTTGTTTAATTAATTCTGATTGTATAGCAACTGAAATCATACGACCAAGTTCTCGACCCTGTTCTTCATCTCCTTCGACAGAAGAACCAGAAGCATCTACATTTACTACGATATTTGTTGAACCACCAAGGGCATGATTTGGTGTAATCATACCAGATACACCTGGGCTAAATAGTTCTGGGCCACGTTCTCCAACAATGTAACTACTACCACCTTTTACAGGACCACCATTTGCTTTACCAGGAAATATTGCTCCTAATAAACCTCCTGTTATAGAGCCACCTCCTATGTTTCCAAAGATTGCTAAATTTAAAAGTGCATCTGTCATCTTATCCAATACACTTCTCATTACATCACCTAATGTTCTAGTTCCTTTAATAAGATCTTTTATACCATTACCCATTTCTACTTGAATTAAATCTGCAACTTTTCTCATAGGGTCTGCTAATGCTCTTGCATTTGCAACAACTTGTTTTTGTAAATCAACTTCTGCTTTTAACTTTTGTATTGTTTCATCGTGCAATCCATTATTTAATTGTTTCTCTTCATTTATAAAGAAATCTAATTCTTTCTGTAAATTAGTAAGTTCAAACTGTTCTTTCATAAGAGTCAATTTTTCACTACTTATAGTTAATCTACTTTCTTCAATTTCCAATGCTTGTTTTAATGGTAGTATTTCTCTATCTTGGAAAGTTTGTGTTGCTAAATCACTACCAAGTGGTTTTGTTCCTCCCGCTTGTGGAGTAATAGTTTTCTTATCAAAAATAGGTAATCCAAGAGCCTCTTTAAGACCTAAATCAATAAATTCTGTTAACAGTTGAGATCTTGATTTTTCTGGTGTTATACCCATTGCCTTATTAGTTCTAATTATCGAATCAGTAAATGTATTTGCTTTATTTACTATTTCTTGTTGAATACGAAATTTCTCTTTTTTTCCTACTTTATCTTCTAACATTCTCAATAATTTACCAGTATCTAATGCACCTCCAATAGCCTCAATAAATGGAATCAATACCGTGCTTAAAAATAATGTTATCTCCGTACCAAGTTCGTTTACCTTGTTTTTAAATTCTTCAAGTTTTTTAGTTGTCGCTAAAAGTTCTTCTGGGGACTTACCCATTTTTTCATTAAATTCATCTAACAATAATCTTGCTGCACTTGATTTTGCACCTACTTTTTCAAGTTTTAATGCTAACTCTCCCGTAGGTGTACCAGCAAGCCCTAATTTATTTATTAAATTTTCAATATTTTCTTCTGGTTTCTTCAATGCTTCAGTTAAATCTTCCATTGCTGAACCAATAGCCGTGCCAGCGATAGATAATGCAAAACCAAACTGACCCATGCCAGGGATAGCTGCTAATGCTCCACCAGCGAAACCACCAATACCACCCGCAGCAGCAGCTAATGGACCTTGACCAAATAAGAGTGGAAAGCCACCACCAATAATACCGCTCCCTACTGCACTTCCAACTCCTCTTCTTATTGCTGAACCTACACCGCTACTTCTAAGTTTTGCTCTTGCTAATTCATTTTCAGCTTTGATTTCTTCTTGTATTACTTTTGTCTTTGCTTGACTAAAACTTATTCCATCTTTATAAGCCATTCTTTCTATCTTAAAAAGTTTTTGCTTACTAGCTAATTGTTTATTAAATTGCTCTTCAACTTTAACAGCGTTTATTATCGCTGCTCTATAATGATCAGTTCCTATAGCTGCTTCATTTACTGCTCGATGGGCACGGCCAACTTCTTTTGATAAATTATTAAAACTTTTTACTACGTTTTTACCGTCAACACGAGCACGTTTATTAAGTATATTTATTTCTCTTTGTAGTAATTTAGTCTCTACTCTTGTTCTTTGTAGATCTTTTGCTCCTTTAATGGCTAATTCTAAATTGACGCTATAATCTGCCACTTTTTAAAAGAATTAAAACATTTATTCTATATTACCTTCTTCTTCCTCTTATAGCATTACCTTTTTGTATTTTGTCTTGTTCTTTCTTTAACTCTTCAGCTTCTAACTCTGCAAAAGCAAACCAACCTAATAACTCTTCATAAGTTAGAGTTTCGCATAATTCACTTACAGTTTTTCCTAACTCTTTTGCTAATGAATATATAAATCGCCATTGATTTTTAGCTTTTCAAATCGGCTTTAGCCTCTGATACCTCCTTAGTCTGTCCAGCTTCTATCATTGCTAGTTGTATTTCCTGCAAGATAACTGCTTCTACTTCTCTTCTAAGAGATGCTTTATCTCCATCTTGGAAAAGCCTAACACCATCTTTATCTAATGCTTTTTCAATCATAAGTTGTAAAGCAAATTCATTTGCATCTTCACTCATAGATTTTTTTTGTATTGATTCTCTTTCTGCAATAGTAAGTGGGTGCCAATAAACAGTAAAAATAATTTTATCTCCTTTTTTAACGTCATGTTGATATAGTTGGCTGACACCAAAACTATTTTTCAAAAGTTCGATTGCTCTAGTCATAAAATAAGTATTGCTACTTTATTATACTAGGCATTAGCTGAGAATTGGCAAGATATTACACCAACAAAATGACTTCTATCTTCAATTTCAAGCATTACAGGTCCATTTATGTCCTGTACTCTTGGCTTTACACTAAAAGTATCAGAATAATTAGAAGCATTAACTGAAGTAAGTCCATCTATAACAGACTCACTTATAGCAGATAAAACAGAAGTCCCCTTGCTCTTTGGGACGTAAACATTACATTGAACAACGCCCGAATAATAATCCGTAGCTGCTCCTTGGTTCTGTAAAGTAGATTGAGTGAAATTTAAATTCATCACAACATATTTTTTTGCTTTACCAGGAGTCACAAAAGTCACGTTGTCATATACAACAGAAACAGTATTATCTGCTGCTACAACTGAATCTGTAACTGCTTTTTCAAATGCTGCTCTTGCGTTTACTAAAGTCATAATTAAAATTCAGTGTAAGCTTGTCCACCTGTGCCTTCAGCAGATAGACCTCTAGTTTGCCTAGATGCTACAAATAGTCTACCCTTTTTCTCTTTCATCGTTTCTTTAATTAATTTACCTAACTCACCTTGTATAAAAACTTGAACTTTACCTCCTTCTAATGCGTAAGCCGCATATTTAGCTCTATTACCAATAAAAACTGGTTTTTTATAATTAAATGTTTTCTCAACAGGAAATCTTCGTTGTATTTTATAAGCAGGTTTTTGATTAGTAAACGCAACACTTTTTTTAATATCAGACCAAGGTTTAAAATTTTCTACCTTATCTTTTGCTCTGACACCCATAGTTTGTGCCTTCCAACTACTTGCAAAAAATCCTGTATAAACTGGACTTCTTTTTTTGGTAGATAATCCTTTATGAACCTTCCTTATTAATTGGTTATAGTCTTGATTAAACTGTTGTTCAAAATCTCCGATAGGATCACTTTTCAGAAAATCTTTAGCCATCAGAATCGTACCAATACTGTAAACAAATAAACCTGCCCGCCCTTTTTAGTATCAATATCATAAATTTTTGCAGCTACATTAGATCCTGCATAACTCAATGTAATCTCATCATCAAAATCAACTTGGTTATCACCTATCAAATCGGGAGTGATATATAACTTTGCATTTCTCATCTCTTTACCTTCATCTTCCTCTGACCTGATGAACTCTATTGGAACTTTGATACTGTAGCTAGTGTCTGTTGTTGTATAAGCACCAGTGCTAGTGTTGTAAGTTCCCGAAGCCTTCTTCGTATAAGTGATAGTTGTATCAAGAGAACTACCAAGATCAGATACAACCTGTTTAGCTACACTTTTTAATAATGTGTCTAGTTGTCCTGCCATTATCCTCTAACTACCCTCATCTGAAAACTACCAGCTCCACCAAGCATATATGCTCCAAGATAACTTTGTAACCACGGGTAAACATCTAAAATATTATTTATAGATCCAGTTCCTTGACTATCTGTGTTGTATTTAACTTGAATATCTCCTAACTTTACTTCTTCAAAATTACCATCTTTACCAGTAGTTCCTGTAATAGCATCGGTATCATTTGCCAAGGCTCTAGCTAATTCATATTGTGCATATTTAATATTATTAGGAATTGTAGAACAAGATAACTCAACGCCATCTACCTGATAATTATTTCTTGGAAACTTTAATGCCTGTCCATCATCACATCTATCTCCGTAATAAACTAAAGTATCAATCCATCTTGTAGCTGATATTAATGCTCTTTTCTTCTGATCGTCTGTTTTGTTTGTCCAAGTAGAAGAATCTGGAGAAGTATCGAAATAATCATTAGCTTCTGTCAACGTGACATAGCTATTAGCATTTTCTCCTTTTACAGTTGCATTTATGGTAGCTGCCACGATTAGTAAAGTAATTTAGTTTTATTGTAGCGTAAAGAAAAAACCCCACCAATAATTGATGAGGTTTCTTCATTGCCTTGCAACTTAATACTATTAAGGATTAGTTCCTGTATCAAGTGGTGAGTTAACGATTAGTTCAACTATAGGAATTAAATCAGCATCGTATGTGATTCCCCAGTTGTTATCGTTAGCTAATGCTGCGTTAGTTGGGTTGTCAGTAGCAGATGTCCACTTAGTTCCCATAACGTGATAAGCACTGTGGTAATCAACAGACATAACA